AAATACAATTATGAAAAGGCGGTCAAGCAGGGGCATTATTCAATGCCGAGAAAAGGGGAGGTAAATCAGATAGATGTCTAAAACGCCTACCCACGAAACAAATGAGAAGGCGATGAAAGCCATGTCTTTATATCGCCAAAACATGAGCACGAGCCAGATAGGGTTGTATCTTGGCGTGAAGGAACGTAATGTCCGTCTCCTACTCGCCCGCGCCCGCAAACTCTGGGCACTGATCGTCGATTCCAGCGATTCCAAGACCCTGATCGGCGAAAGCCTGGCAGCCTTTGAGGAGATAGAGCGGGTGGCTCTGGAGAATTTTGCCAAGGTCGATCCCAACGGCAACGTGGCTGTCGGCTATCTGAACGTGGCCAGGGGTGCCCGGGAGCAAATCAAGAAACTCCAGCAGGAGTCGGGGCTCACCATTTTTGAACTCGGGACGCTCAAGGTCAAAAAGTCCCCGGATTTGTCCGACCTTACCCCGGAAGAACTTGATTTGTGTATCAGCGCAGGGATGAAGTTGAAAGGCGACCTCACCCCCGAGACAGGGTGACTCCCTTGTTTATAAGTCAAACCAGCGCCGCTCCCCTAACAAAAAGTGCCCAAATCCTGGAAGCCATAAAAAACCCCAACCTGGCAATCCGGGAACGCTGCAATCGCAGCTTCTATTTTTTCCTACAATATTTCTGGCCCGAGATATCAAACGATGAATTTCAATCCAACTGGCATATTCTCTATCTCTGCGCTGAATTGCAGACCATGGCTGAACGGGTGGGCCAGAGGCTCCCCAGGGAATACGACCTGCTTATCAATGTCCCTCCCGGCACGACAAAAACCGGCATGGTCAGTATCATGTTTCCAGCCTGGTGCTGGACCAAATGGTACTGGATGAGGTTTATCACGGCTAGTTATTCGGCCGACCTTTCCCTTGAATCTGCGAAATATTGCCGCGACATGGTGAGCTCGGAACGATTTCAACACATCTATCCATATATAAAAATTGATCCAGACAAAAATACCGTGAGCAATTTCAAGATCCTCAAATATGAAAATGGCAAAGTTTATCGGGGGGGCGGCCGATATAGCACCAGTGTGGGCGCTACCATGACCGGCTTCCATGGCCATTTCCTCTTACCGGATGATCCGCTAAACCCAAAACAGGCCGCCAGCGAGACGGAATTGAGAACCTGCATCACCTGGGTTGACCAAACCTTATCTACCCGGCGGATTGATAAACAAGTGGCCGCCATGGTTTTGATTCAACAAAGGCTCCACCAGGGGGATCCTACGGGCCATCTTTGGGAGAAAAAGGATAAGATCAGATTAAAACTTATAAGCCTTCCAGGGGAAATTAGAACCTACGCCAAACAGGTATATCCCCCAGAGTTGGTAGAGCGATACGTTGACGGACTTCTTGATCCTGTACGTATGCCCTGGAGCGTTTTAGAAGAGGAAGAGGTTCGGTTAGGCCAATATGGATATGCCGCCCAATATGGCCAGAACCCGACGCCCCCGGGTGGGGGCATGTTTAAGGTAGAGCATTTCGCCATGGTGGACACCATGCCCTCTGAAGTGAGTATCGCCGCGACCGTTCGTTATTGGGATAAGGCCGGCACCAAAGACGGTACAGGAGCTTTCACGGTCGGCGTCAAGATGCACAGGCTGGTATCCGGCAAGTTCTTTGTCTCGGATGTGAAGCGGGGCAGGTGGGCCTCTGAGGAACGTGAGCGGATCATCCGGGAAACTGCCGAGGCGGACGGCCAAGGGGTACAGATTTATCATGAGCAAGAACCGGGGAGCGGTGGGAAGGATAGCGCCCAGGCCACGATTCGCAACCTGGCCGGGTTCGCCTCATACGCCGACCGGCCCACGGGTGATAAGATTTTTCGGGCTGACCCTTACTCGGTGCAGGTAAACAATGGAAACGTGCAATTGCTCAGGGGCGATTGGAATCGTGAATTTATCGAAGAGCATCGGTTCTTCCCATTCTCGAAATTTAAGGACCAGGTGGATGCCGGAAGCGGGGCTCTTGGGAAGTTGGCTGGCAAGAAAGAAGTTAGGATTCTCCTCCGTTAAAAAAAGGGGGAGATAGCCCCCTTATCTACTTGACATACCCCAAAGACACGACTTTTAGCCGGATAGTCAAAAAATCGACACTGACTGTCAAATAATTGACGAAAAGTCTTGACTTTCAAAATAATTGCTTCCATAGTTCATATATGCACTATCCTTCTTCTGGTAACGGTTCCACGGGGAGCCATTGTGGCCCGGGGCAGGGGTTAATGGGGACCTCTGCCCCTTTTTCTTTTTTGGGCGCCCCCATCGGAGCATGAATTGAGCAAAAAAAGCCTCATCAAAACCCTCGGATCATACGCCGCAAGCCTCCTGCCTGATAGGCGCATTAACCCCGGCGAACTCCAGACGCTATCGGTTATCGTGGCCCGGGCTAAACTCGCCGGTCAGATGGGCCTCCAGTATGGCGGGGATCGGGACCTCTACCAGGCCCTAGGGTATAAGCTCACACTCACCTACCAAGATTATTACGATCAATACTCGCGCCAGGACATTGCCGCAGCCGTAATCGACCGGCCTGTTGACGCGACCTGGCGCGGCGGTTTTGAATTACTGGAATCGGATGATAACAACGAGACGGACCTTGAAAAGGCCTTTTATGAGCTTTATGACAAGTTGGCCCTGCATCCCAAGTTCTCCCGGCTCGATAAACTGACGGGCATCGGTCAATATGGGCTATTGCTCCTTGGCCTGAGCGATGTAAGGACTTCCCAGGACTTTGCCATGCCGGTCAATGGCCCTGCCCTCAAGTTGCTTTGGGTCAAGCCTTTCGGAGAGGGAAGTGCCCTTACCAATGTCATCGAATACGTGACCGATTCCAGCGATGAACGCTATGGCCAACCTCTTTTTTACACGATCACCGTTTCCAATGTTAGCACCGGGACAAGCCAAGAGATCAAAGTCCACCATTCCCGGGTGATCCATGTGGCGGACGGACTGCTTGAATCCGAGATTGAGGGGACCCCCCGGCTAAAGGTGGTGTTCAACCGGCTCATGGATTTGGAAAAGCTCGTGGGGGCCTCGGCTGAGATGTTCTGGCGGGGGGCACGGCCTGGGTATCAGGGGAAGGTGGACAAGGAAACCTTTCTGTCAGAGGCAACTAAACTCGGGTTGCAGGCCCAGATTGACGAATATGAGCACGATCTGCGGCGCATGATTCTGAATGAAGGGATCACCTGGGACACCCTGGCCTCGCAAGTTTCCGACCCAGAGAAGCACGTCTTAGTGCAGCTCCAAATGATCAGCGCCGTGACGGGAATCCCGCTGCGCATCCTCTTAGGTTCTGAAATCGGGCAACTGGCCAGCACCCAGGACCGGGACAACTGGCTTTCCCTGGTAATAGGACGACGTACTGAATTTGCTGAACCGACTATCATCCGGCCTTTTGTGGACCGGTGCATTGAATATGGGGTGCTGCCGGCCCCAGCAAAAGATTACTCGATTCAGTGGCAAGACCTATGGTCGCAGAGTGACAAGGACAAGGCGGACATTGCCAACACCTTATCCCTGGCCCTCAAGAATTATGCCACGGCTGGCCCCACGGTTGAGAGCGTCCTTCCCCCTGCGTCATTTCTGCGGGAAATAATGAAATTCGATGATGAGCAGATCGCCTTGATTGAGGAAGAGAAGAAGGCGGCGATGGCAGAAGAGCAGGCCGCGGCCGATGCTCTCTTGCCCCCTGTGCCCCCTGTGCTGCCCGTTCCCTCGGACCCCAATGCTCCCCAACCTCCACCGAACCAGAATCCTCCAGGGGGTGCATAATGGCGGGCCCTAATTATATTCGTGATGACCGTTGTCCTGAGCCGCCCCCTGGTTTTTCAGAGAGATTTGAGGCCTTGAAAGACAAGTTCCCCAGGGTTGATTTAACGCAGCCTCCTTTTTCAAGTCACGGTTGTATTGAGGTGATAACGCAAAATGGGCCTGCCGGCTGAAAAACTACGCACCCGCCCCCTGCTCTCGGTTCACCGGGCGGCAACTCGATTTGATCCGACGCGAACGATTTTTCTTCGCCAAAGTTTTGTCCGGGATTTCACCCGTCGCTTCCGGGCACTCAAAAATGAGATCATCCGGGCGGTCGTGGTCGAGGATTGCTTCGGCCTGACACCCCCCGATGCCGGTATCCGCCGAATCATGGTTCAGGAAGTAACCTTGACGACTCCGGGGCATGGGGCTTTTGCGTTTCCAAGATCAGCGGAGAAAGTAACCGCATTTATGAAGTGGCTACAAGAACAGGAACAGGCCGGGCTTCTGGAAGTCTCACATCGCCCTCAATTGGGTCAGGCGGTCGAGTCAGCATGGACGGATCGGTACATCAGCGATAGTTACCAGAGGGGTGTCCAGCGGGCCAGGTACGAGCTCGCCCATACTGGTTACTCCGTTCCTTCAATCGAATCCACCGGAGGCGTCCTGGCTTCGATGAGTCTTCCCTTCCATGTGGACCGGGTAGGCCTGCTCTTCACCCGGACCTTTTCCGGTTTGAAGGGCATCACGGACGCAATGGATCACCAGATATCGCAGGTCCTGGCCCAGGCCATGGCGGACGGCGACGGGGCCCGTGTCATTGCTAAGATACTTGTCGCTACCATCGACGGGAATAATGCGGGAACTTTGGGGATCACCGACACCCTGGGCCGATTTATCCCTGCGGAGCGTCGGGCGGAGATGTTGGCCAGGACGGAAGTGATTCGGGCCTATGCAGAATCATCCTTGCAAGAATACAAGAATTGGGGAGTTGAAGGCGTGTCGGCGGAAGTAGAATTTAAAAATGCCGGTGACGCCCGTGTCTGTCCAGAATGTGCCTCTTTGGAAGGGCGAGTTTATACTTTGGAGGAGGCGAGCGGAATAATCCCTGTTCACACATTCTGAAGATGCTGCTGGCTGCCTCGGGAGGCGGCGCCCAAATGACCCCGACCCAAGAATGGATCGCCGCGCATATTGACAAATTGGTAAAAGATAAATTTTATGGTAAGGTAACATTACAACTTGAAGCAGGAGAGATTACCACAGTAAGAAACGAACGGGTCATAGTTCCATCAAAAGATGATCCTGTGACTCTGCAGCGCATGAAATAATTATCTGATTGGCTGTCGAAACCATCGGGGCCAGCGCATCCTTCACGGGTGCCTGGCCCCTTTTTTTATTTGGAGGCTGGGATGGTAACTCCGGAAACGTGCCCGCACCCAGACGAATTGTGCAGCGAGTGCGCATCCGGCCAAAGGTGTCATCCGGTCATCCCCCAGAAAGATGGGGGGCTGGTGCAACGCAAAAGTGCAGGTTTAGAAAAAAAGGGCAGGCTCAACAGCATACAGCCCAAGAAACATCTTCCGGCTTGGCTTGTCGATGCTTCGGCATCGGTTCGAAGGTCATACGGGTTCTGAGAGGGAAATTATGCCCTGGACAATTGCGGATGTGGATTCTCACAAGCAAGGCCTGAGCGACAGCGCAAAAAGGCAATGGGTGGCCGTCGCGAATTCTGTTTTGGCGAAATGTTTGGCTGACGGCGGCACCGATGCCACTTGCGCCCCCGCTGCCATTCGCCAAGCCAACGGGGTTGCTGGAAACGAGGCAGGCCACCTGGGACACTACGGCCTCAAGGCTCAAAGCTACACGATCCGAGAAGAGATGCACCAGGGCCGCAAGCATCTGGTGGTCCCCGTAATAATGCTCACAGAGGGCGTCCACGCCGGCAGCCACGGCCCCCTCCTCCACCTGGCCGATGAAATGGGCCGGTTCCCTGGTGCTTGGGATGGTATCCCGATTTCGGTACAGCACCCGGTAGAGGATGGGATGAACATCTCCTGCAATGACCCCGAGGTCATCGACAGTCAGGCAGTGGGGCGGGTCTATCATACCCAGATGGACGGCGGGCGGCTCCGGGCCGAGGCATATATTGACCTGGATGCTATCAGCCGGATATCCCCCGAAGCCCTGGCCTACATCCGCCAGGGCCTCCCCCTCGACGTGAGCGTCGGGGTGTTCACCGATGATGAACAGGTCACCGGGGATTGGAACGGGGAGGCCTACCAGGCAATCGCCAGGAGTCACCGACCGGATCACCTGGCCCTGCTTCCCGGGGGCACCGGGGCCTGTTCCTGGGCTGACGGCTGCGGGGTCCGAACCCATGAAAAAGGAGGTGAGCATGTGAAAGATAACGAGAAATTGGAAGCAACACTCAAGGGCCTGGCCCTGGCCGGCTTCTCCGTCAATCAGTTGAGCTTTGGCGAGGTCTCCCAGAAGATACAGGCCAAACTGGACCGCATGGATGACGACACGAAGGTTCACTACCTGGAAGAAACCTACCCCGGCTTTTTCATTTATCGGGTCAGGCCCCGGGGTGGCGATATGCCCATGAACCCGGACGGCGAGGCCCTGTTTAAACGGAACTATAACCAGGCCAGTGATGGCTCTATCGACTTTACCGGCGAGGCCCAGCCCGTCGTGAGAGAAGTTCAGTATATTAACACAAACCAAAATCAAGAGGTGAAAACCATGTCGGAAAAAGACAAGAGCAAGGGTTCCTGCTGCCCTGAAAAGGTCGATGCGCTGATTGCCAACGCCGAGACCAAGTGGGTCGCAGAGGACCGGGAAATTCTGTTGACCATGACCGCGGAGCAACTCGAAAAGTTGGCGCCGGTTGAAATTCCGGCCAAGGCTCCGGACCCGCCCCCGGTAATGAACAAGGAGCAGGCCATCCAGGTGCTCCAGGAGCAGCTCGGAGACCCTGAAAAGTTCCTGGCCCTCCTGCCGGCAGAAACCCGGGCATCGGTGGAGCACGGTATCAAACTCCACAAGGCCCACCGCGCCAGCATCATCGCCAAGATCACCGCGGCCAGCCCCGATGTTTACACTGCGGAAGAACTTGCTGCCATGAGCATCGAAGCCCTGGATAAGGTGGCGCGGATCGCCAAACTGCCGACCGACTTCACACCCCTGGGCGGTGGCACCCCGGCGACCTATGAAGGTGAGGAACTCCTGCCCCCGGGCGTCGAGTAAGGGGCGGACCCAAGAAAACTGAGAAAGGAGCAATATTATGGCCAAGAACACGATCAAACTAAAGAAGTATTCAAACGTCATCGAGGAATGGATTGCCAACGCGGCCATCACTCCGGGGATGCTGGTGCAGTTGATGAGCACTGGCCTGGTTCGTGCGCATACCCCCGCGAACGGTAACGCCATTCCCATGTTCGCGCTCGAAGACGAACTCCAGGGCAAGACTATCGACGAGGCCTATGCCGCCGCCGATCCGGTCCAGGTTTGGATTCCTACCCGTGGCGACCAGGTTTATGCCCTCCTATCTGATGGCGAAAACGTAGTCATCGGTGACTTCCTGGCCTCCAATGGCGACGGCTACCTGCAAAAGTTCGTGGGCGGCGATTCCGGCACGGCTGAAGAGCTCCCCCTGGAGATCGTAGCCATGGCTTTAGAGGCCGTGGACCGGAGCACCAGTTCCGGCGGCGACACGAACACCACCGGCCGCATCGCGGTCATGGTGGTCTAAGCAACACCGCAAATCTGACGAGAAAGGAGAGATATCTATGAACGTCAATGTTGATTTCCTCGGGCCGAATGGTCCTCAAGGCGCCCTGGCCAGCATGATTGCCAAGGAAGGTCGACTCACTCCCGGCCTCATGCGCCCCTTTGTTGGTAGTGATGGCCGGTCCTATGTGACCATCGCTACCTATGTGGGCGGTGACCCCAAAAAGAAAGAATCCTATAAACGGAATACCGTCCCCATTCAGGCCAACGCTACCTTGCGTCGGGATGAATGGAAACAGTTGGAGCAGGCCGTCCAAACCGCGGCCACCATCCGGCTCACCGGCGTGCAGGACTTGATCGACAACAACTGCGTGATGAACATCGGCAACGGCATGGCCTCGACCGTCCTGGAATGGCACACCCGCAGCCAGGCTCATCAGGCCACCATCAGCATGGACGGCGTCAACCGCAGCCAGGGCGACCGGGTGGACTACAAACACCATTATATGCCCCTGCCGCTCCTGCATGTGGATTTCGAAATCAACGAGCGGTTCCTCCAGACCTCGCGCCTGAACAACCGAGGCGCGGATGTTTCCGAAGCCGAAGAGGCGGCCCGGGCCGTAACCCTGCTCCGGGAGCAGATGTTGTTCACCGACATCACCTACGCCTACGGGGAAAAGGACACCAACCTCCGCAACTCCATTTACTCCTACGTCAACTTCCCGGACCGGAACATCGACTCCCTAACTGCGGCCTGGACCTCTGCGACCGCGGCTCAGATCATCGCCGATGTCATCGCCATGAAGCAAAAGAGCCTCGATGACCTGCATTTCGGGCCATGGGTTCTCTACATTCCGGCCACCTATGAGACCGTGATGGACCAGGACTACGATGACGACGCCGGCACCTCGGCTCGCACGGTTCGTCAGCGCATCCTGGCAATCGAAGGGATCACATCGGTCAAGGTAGCTGACACCCTGGCGACCAATAACGTCCTCCTGGTGGAAATGCGGCCGGAGACGGTGCGCCTGGTGCGGGGCCTCCCCCTTCAGACCATCCAGTGGAAGGAAGAGGGTTTCCTGATCAACAAGTTCAAGGTCATCACCCTGGACGTGCCCCAGATCCGGAGCGATTACAACGGTCGCTGTGGACTGGTCCACTACAGCATCTAAACCGGATGGAGCTAATCAGGCTCCCATCTTTTGAAAGGATGACTACCATGAGCGAAAAACGCCAATGGAAGTTACTCAGTAACAAATCTTTCCGGATGGTCAGTGGTCGGATAATCAAGCCGAACCAGGTTTTTGAAGCCACCGAGGAAGAAATCCCCAAGGCCTTCCGGGATTTAATTGTCCCGATGACTCCTGTCCCCGAGGAACCGGCGCTTGAAGTTGCCCCTGGGGGCTACAGCATCATGTCCCGGGGCCCCGGCTGGTACGACGTGGTGGATGCTCACGGCAAGGTGGTGAATGAGGGTGCCTTGCGGCAGGCGGACGCTCAGAAGCTGCTTGGGGACCTGGGCAAGTGATCTGGACCGCCCCTCCCATGTGGAGCGGTGGGAGTTGCTTCATAATTGGTGGTGGTCCATCAATGCCCCGGCAATTCGGGGTTCCGGAGGACGTGGTGAGCAAGGTGATGACCGGCGCACTTCCCCCCTCCACCTACTCGCCCTACCTGGCCCCTATCCATGGCGCCCATATCATCGGCGTCAACAACGCCTACCAGATCGGTTCATGGCTGGATTGTGTCTTTTTTGGCGACTGCGGCTGGTATCTAGTGCACCGGATGGCCCTGGCCAAGTTCCGCAACCTCAAAATAACCTGCTGCCCACGTTTTGCCAATAAGCCGGAGAGGGATTGCGAGGGGATCAAGTATCTGGCCAAGGGCGGCGGCAGGGGCATTGTCGGCAACGACTCAAAACAGTACGGCCTCAGTACAAATCCCTCCAAGGTAGCCTGGAATCATAACTCCGGTGCCGCGGCGATCAGCCTAGCGGTGCATTTCGGCGTCAAGAAGATCATCTTACTCGGTTTCGACATGTGCCTGGACGATGGCAAAGTGAGTCACTGGCACGGGTCCCATGGTAATAAGAAGCCACCTCCCTTTGCGCGGCATTTGAAGGGCTTCCCGGCAATCGCAGAGGATGCGGCAAGACTCGGGGTGGAATTCTTGAACGCAAACCCTGAAAGCGCCATTACCTCATTTCCTAAAGTGCAATTATCCGAAGTCCTTGAAGGGAGAATATGACCATGGCTAAAGTATTGTTAAACACCGTCGGAGCCCACATCAGTCATTGGAGTGGTGCTTTGGCGGATCGTCCATCTACGGCGGAATACGGGTCCAAATATTTTGATGAGGCCAGCGGGATACCTTATATTTATGGGGCCTCCGGGTGGGTAGTGGATGGTAGTTCGGTAATAGCGACTATCGCCGCCGGCGAAGCCCACATCGGTGAAACCAGTAAATGGTCAGACCTCATCACCATCACCCCCACTGTTGCCGCCACAGCCCATGCAGTTGATGATGTGGTGGGTGGTAAGTTGACCATCACCAATGCGGTCAGGGTTGCTACCGGCAAGGGCAAAATCACCAGCCTCAAGGTGGTGGACGCTGCCAAGCAAAATGCCGATCTGCTGGTTTTTATCTTCGGGACTGACCTCGCTGGGACCTATGCTGATGACGCCGCCGAGGCCGTGAGTGCCATCGATTGGTTGAAGTGGATCGGGACTATTGAAATCCAAAGCAGCGATTGGAAGGAGATGACTCACGCATCGCTGGTTGACTTGGCATTTGACATGCCGGTTGAAGCGGCAGCAGGGCGGAACCTATACGCCTTGATTGTAACCCCCAGCGGGGCGACCTTTACAGCCGACTGTCTGCAACTAATCTTCGGGGTGGGGGAGTAGAGCTATGAGACCATCAACTGTTAATAGCCGAGGGAATGGGGGAGTTAATTTTGACGGCCAAGGCTACTATGTTCTGGGGTCAGACGGAAGCAGGCGCTATCTCCAAACCTTTCCGGCCCCGGTGAACGATATTGGCATCGCCGGGGGTCCGGGGTTCGCAGTCGGGATTTGTCCGGCGGCCGATTTGCCCTCCGGCATGACGCTCCTGACCGGCTATACCGATTCAACGGCACCCAACTATGGCAATTACCAGTACTCCGAAGGATCGGTGATGTGCTGGATACCCAAGTTTTTTTACAAAATCGGCACCGGGGCCAATGGGTTTCCGGTGAACTGGGTGGACGTCAAACCCGCCAGTGCCTATGCTAACACTGCGGCAGCCAATGCTGCGGGTTACGCCCTGCACCGGGCTTTCATTGACGGCGGAGCGGAGAAGTCTGGGTTTTTCTTCGACAAGTACCAGGTTTCCAAGGTCGCCAAGGGGTCCGGTTATGTTGGGGCCAGCGTCAAGAATGGCCTGCCCCTCAGCACCCATTCTGCCCACAACCCCATGTACTCTGCCACCCCCGGAGTTGGTTTAACAGCCTGCATCGCAAATAATTACTCCGAGTGCATTAAGGCTGCCCATGCTCGGGACGGGGTGGATGGAGCAGGGAACGCC